TCTTATTAGTATGCCTAATATCCTTTAATACTTTTTGCATAGCAAGATCGTTAGAGTCATACATATCAGCATACTTAGCAATACGCTTAATAAGTGGTGACTTAAGGTCAAACTTACCTTCAACGTTACGCTCTTGGTTTAGAATATCCTCGTGTAGTTGTCTCCAGTTAACAGCAATACCATCATCTTCTGTACCTTTACGGTTTTTCTTAATTAGCTTACCTAATGGTGACTTAGCATGAACTTTATCTAGCTCTTTAGCTCTAGATGTGAAAGCATCTTTAACACGTTTAACAGTCTGAGGGTTACTTAGCACTGTATTATCATAGATAGATCCAAGTTTACCTTTATATCCTTCTTTAGCTAAATGCTTATTAGCAATAACATGCATTAGGAAGTTACTAGCTATTGTATCACTATCTACACCCTCAACCTTAAACTCTTTAGAATATGCTTTAAGCATTTCTTGTAGTTCGCTATCACTTAGACCTGTCTTAGACTTAACTGAATTCCATACCTGCTTTGTTTCACTATCCATCTCTTTGACAGTCTTATTAAGCATCTTAGGTGCATATTTAGCTACACCAGCTAAAGCTCCCAATGAAGCCATAGTAAGTCCAGATAGTGCTATGGCTTGGGTAGTATCATACCCTTCAGTCTTAGCTGATGGCATAGCTAGTGCTCCACCTACAATTGCAGCCTTAGCCAGGGATGTAGGGTTATACATTGAAGTAGCTATGTCTGGCCCATATCTACCAGCAAAGTCAAGAAATGACCCTGCCCCACCACGCTGGCGTTTGTACTCAGCAGTAGCAGCATCATGTTGTGCTCTAGTCTTATCAAAGAAGTCCTGTAAAGCTGCACTTCTATCTAGTGGCATTCTACCATGTGCCATATTATTAACCATATTAAGAGGGTGATATTCAGATAGAGTATCTGCTAGTCCATTAAGTGAAGCGCCTAGTCCATTAATGAACTCTCCACCCCATTTACCTACCTCTTTACCAGCATCTTTGGCTAGGTTAGCCATAGCAACAGCATCATCCATTAGTGTGTCAGTTTCTCCAGTATCCCCAGAGCGATATCGTATGGTCTTACGTAAATCAGAGTCACTAACACCTAAAGAACTTAAAGTCTTTTTAATATCTACATCATTATTACCTTGTGCTGCAAGTCTATTCCACTTTCTACTTATAGAGTCTACAGTGTAATCACTATTAGTAAAGAACCCGCTAAGTGAGTTAGTTTTCTCTAACTCTCCCTCATCCTTACGAGCACGTTCTTTACGATGAGCATATCGTTGCTTAGTTAGTTCTGAGTTATAAGCATCATCGGCTGCTTTGTTGGTTTCATACTCATTTTTAAGTCTTGACTCCTCTGAGGCTTTCTCATTAATATAGGTTTGATGTAGGTTAGCTCTAGGTGTAAAGAACGATGTATCATCTTCCTTAGTAGACTCATCTGTCTCAATATCCTCATCAGGTATATCTACTGATTCAATATCCTCCTTAGGTATATCCACTGCCTCAATATCTTTATTAGGAGTATTAGGATCCTCTACAGCCCCATTAGGTTTTACAGGAGCATTAGGAGTTGATGGTGTCCTTGAAAAACTTAAAGTGTTTTCAATATCACTTGGGTTAATATCAACTTCTTCCATAATTTACTCCGCTAATCTATATTTGCCATTGGCTTGTTTGATATAGTATTTACCATCTCTCTTATTAAGAACTTTTTGTTCAGGTGGATAATACTTATCAGCTTGACCAACTTCATAGTGCTGTTTACTATCCTTTAGGCGCTGTCTAGTATTTTGATAGTCTTGATCCATATTCTTATAGAATTGGTTAAATAGCCCTTGGCGGTACTCCTCTTGAAGACCACTGCCTCCAAAGATGTTCTCTAACTGTCGTTGAGCCTCTTTGTCGGATGCTGACTTACCATTAGAGTCCTGAACAGCTCTAATAACATAGTCCTTAATCTTAGCTGTAGCCATAGCTTGGTCAATAGAATTATTCTTAAATGGAACAACCTCACCAATAGACTGGAAGAAGTCATCTACATAACCAGCATTCATCTTACCATTCTTATAAAGTTTATTTATCTTAGCAGTAAAATCTTTAAGGTTCTTCATACTCTGAGCACGTTTACCTAGTTCTAAACCTTCTTTCTTAATTGATTCAACAGTCTTTTTGTCCATACCTGTATCAAAGGCTCGTTCTTCAGCAGCCTTATCAGCTGTTATTGTACCAGGGGTATGTAATGGTTGGTGAGCATTAGGAACAACCGTTCCAGTAGGACCAACTAATGGTCCAGTACCGGGCTTACCATTAGGAGGTACTTTACCAAGCTTAGCTACATCATACTGAGTACCTGTACCCATTGGGTTATTACTAGGATGTACTCCGCCGCCAGTAGAAGGTGGAGTACCGCCTACTGCGTTATAATATGCCTCATTGCCTTTCTGTTCGTTATAATCCATATTACGCATAGTGGTTGTAGCCCTGTTAGGGTTATGTGATTCCATCCAGTTTTTAGCTGCCTTAACCTCAGTAGGAGTATACTTACCCTCTTTGTTATCAGCCATCTCTGCCATCTGCTCCATAGTTCTAATAGTAGCAGTCTCTCCACTACCAGCTCCTACCTTACCAAACAGTTTTGTATGTAGGTCTATGTACTCTTTCTGACCCTCAGTAGTATTAATATCCTTATTTTTCATAAGTCCTTTAACTATCTCATCCCTAACCTCTTCTTGAAGCTTATGAACTTTCTGTATAGGTGGTGCATCTTTATACCCAGCTATTCTACGTACTAACTCCATGTTGAGATTAGTTTGAGCTAACTTAGCAACTGTAGCCTGAGCCTCTGCTGTAGGAGAAGCATTAAGCTCTTTAAGACTAGTCTCTAGGGCAGCCCTAGGGTTATTATTAGCCTTAGCCATCTCATCTACTAATGCATCAGTTACCTTATTTGTATATACATCAGCAGCCTTTTGAGACTTATCAGCCTCAGCAAAGTCAATATCTTCTAGCTTAGGTGTAGTACCTTCTGGTGTAGGTGGAGTAGTACCTACTGGTGTAGGTGGAGTAGTACCTACTGGTGCTTGTGCTGGAGGTGGATTAACCGCGTTCATAGCCTTATCTACTGGTGTAGACTCAGAACCTAGTTCAAATGGTTTAGATTCACCACTATTAACCTCATCAGCTACAGCTGTAGTCTGAGCCTTTACATCAGGTTTTATACCTAAAGTCTTCTCTCCAGCATCCTGTGTTTGTTTACCAAATGCCTTATTAAGCTTATCTTCCATAGCTTGCTTTTGCTCTACAGTAGCTGTCTTATAAGCCCCAGTAGCAATACCTACACCAGTTAGGTCTATAAGAGTACCATCCTTATTGATAAGCAAATTACCATGGTCTACAGCATTCTTAATACTCTCATCATTGATAGGTAATCCAGCCGATGATAGGTACTTACTAACAGCTTGTCTATCGCTAGGTATATCAGAACTGACTGGTCTCCCAGCATCACCAAACTGCTTAACAAATGTAGGGTTAGCCATTAGCTTCGTACTAGTTGCCTCGAAATTCTCCCTCCATTTAGGGTCAGCTGAAACTTGGTTGATAGTGCTATTAATATCCTGACCATGCGATGCAGTTAACTGCTTTTGAAGGTCAGCTGTTTGCTGCTGAGCTTCAGTTACCTGATTCTTAAGTTCTTGATAATATGGTATATTTGATGCATCAAATACTGCATTCCTAGCTGCATTTTGTCTACCAGCATCATCTAACGCATATTGGTCCATTTTTACCTTATTGGCTCTATCTTCAGCATCTTGTTTGAGTTTTAGGGCTCTATCTTCTCTAGCATTAGCCCATGTATCCCCCTGCATTACTCCATCTACAAATTGGTTAAAGTTCATGGTTGTCCTCCTTCTTTTCCTGGTTTAGGTATTCCTAATGTTGGGCTTTGTGGCCCTATCTGTGGGTTACTATTCTGACTTCCTTGACTAGGCATATTCTGAGCATTACCAGTAGAACCTCCCATAGCAGCACCCATGATAGCTTGTAAATCACCACCTACCATTGCAAGTCTAGGGTCTATTCTACCTTGCTCTACTCCTAATGCTGTTTCCATAAGTAGGCGTGCAATCTCAATAGAGTGCTTAGTACCAAACTCACTAACTTGCATAGCTAGGGTACGTAGATAAGCTCCAGGATTCGTCTGCATAAGTATTTGCCCAGCAGGTCCATTGATAACTGTCTCTAGCAATAACTGGTTACGCTCTGCTGCGTTCTGAGCACGAGAACCCACTACCTTAATCTTAACATTACTAAACTCTAAGGCTGTATCAGGGTCATTAACTGGAGTGACTATAATATTACCATACTCATCTTCCATAGGCTTACCTGTCTCAGGGTCCATTTCCTCATCAAATACCGGCTGGGTTACTAATTGACCATTAGGTCCAACCTCACCAGTAGGCATCTGAATAGGTACATTAACTTGAATATAGTGCTCAGTATTAAGAGGTTCAGCAATTCTAAACACTTGATTAGCGCGATAGTATTGCTTGGCAAGTCCTACAATATCCTCACCTATCATCTTATACATAAAGCTAATTCTATCAACTACCATGGTTAGTTGAGAGGCTGAACTAGCTTGGTTAAGTGATACCTTACGTCCACTATCAGAGGCGAATGTATTACCAAGGAATGAGTCATTGATACCTAGAACCATCTTAATACGGCTAAGGGCTTGGTCAATGATTAGATACTGTTGTTGAACATCTCTACTCATATCTTCTACTCGAATACCAGCTAGATTACTAACTGGGATGATGGCATTGATACGGTTAAACAACTCTTTAAACTCTTCCAAGTTATCTACGGCATTATCTTCCACAAATGCCTTAGAAGTGTTAACCAAGAGTTGAATTTGTAGTAGTGCCTGATTAATAGCCTTCTGTGTCTCGGAGATATCACGGAATGGACCATAATACTCAGCAACATCAGAACTACTAAGCTTAATAATACGATAAGGGAATCTAACATTCTTAAATGTAATCTCCTTCTTCTCAAGCATAACCTCATTAGACCAAATACAAGACCAAATCTTACCTTCAAACTCAATGATGGTTTTGACTATTAGATAGTTATTGTATTGTCGATAACGTCCTACATCTCTACCTACAGTGAACTGACGATCATAATTAGCTTGTTGATCTCCGTCCAAAAAGTTATAATACTCAGTTAGCATCTGCTTCTTTTTCTTACCAAAAACTAAGTCTACCTCTTCTTCAGGCATCCATTTAAAGTCATGAATATATCGTGCATCACTATAATCATCTAACATAGACTGAGGGTCAATACGAACCTGCCATGATGGTTTATGAGCCAATTTAATATCATAGATTTTACGACCATACTTATCTTTTTGCCCTGTATCTACAACATCCTCATGTATAACCATAAGTCCAGTTAATAGTCCATCAAGCTTCAATCGTTTACTAAGTGCTTCAAAGTCATTATCATCTAACGTATACTTAACAATATCATTAAGAAGTAGTGCAGTAGCTGGAGATGACATATACCGTGGCTCTACGTTTACCTCATTGATAGTAGTATCAAGATACCCTATGATAGCATTGGTTAACATCTTGATGACATTAAATGTCTCAGCAGGTTGACCATTCTGAGCTATCTTCTCAAGTTGTGCAGCTGTGTATTGACGGTTGTTAAAAAGGTCAATAATCTCCTGACCCTCTTTAATACAAGGACCATATTGTAACTCTGAGATTTTATAAGCATCTCTACAAGCCATAAGAAGTGGAGACATTGAGATTGTATTTGGTAAGGTTAATTGACCTATTGCAGTTGGATTAGCCATTATACACTCCCAAACATTTGCCACATAGAGCCCATAATGCCTCCACCTGAACTACCACCAGAACCCCCGCCTAGAAGCCCAGAAACGGCTCCTAATCTACTTGATGAATTATCTCTATTAGCTCTATCCTCATACATATTAGCTTGACCATTATAGGCATTAGCTAACCCAGTATTAGCATTAGCTCTAGCTTGCTCTCCTAGTGAAGCATAGTTAGCTTGATTACCTATAGCCCCTACCATTGTTTGATTAGCAAGATTCTTCTGACCTATACCTTGATTATACCAAGATTGTTTCATCTGTGCTACTTGTTCTGGTGCTGCCATGTCAATAGAGGCATTAGCTTGAGCCTTATTAAACATAGCTTCTTTCTCTAGTTGCTCTCTCTGACCACTTGTTTGTAGCCCTCTTTGAGTCATAGTCTCATTAAACTGCTTTAGTTGCTTATCTAAACTATCTGCATACTGAGTCTTAGCTTGCTGTGAGAACTTAGCTGGGTCTAGGTTATTATAGTAATCACTTAGGTTACTCTCAATACTACCAAATGCTGTCTCCCAGTCATTCATCATACCTTGAGCGTGCTCTATACCCTTCTCTCCTTGAGCCATTAAGAAGTTATCCAAGTTTTTTGAAAGTCCTATATTACCTGCTTGAGATGCTACTGCTAGGTTAGTGCTCTGGGTAGAATTTTTTGAGTTGCCTGAAGGACCATCAATCATTCCACCTACACCCCCTCCAATCATAGCACCTACTGGACCACCAAATGCCCCTCCAGCTATTGAGCCTACAATGCCACCTAACCCTTTACCCATTGTGTGTCCTTTTAATACTGTATACTTTTGAGATAAGCTTATGTCGCTTATCTAAAACCTTAATGTGTTCACTATTTGCTTCAGTAACTCCTATTATCTCACTTGTTGGAAAAGTGTCAAACAACTTTTCATAGAAGTGATATAGTAGTTTACTATGCCTCTTATTAGGAGTTATATATACATTGGTAGCTTCAACCCTATCCACTAATGGAGTAAGTGGAGACCATCTTCTCTCCACCATAAAAAACCCATTTAATTCCTCATCTACGAATATAAACTTACTTGTGTCAGAGTAAATTTTAAAAACTTCTACTAGATAGTCATGTGGGTTTTCACTAGCCTTAGCACCAAAAACCTCAGTGTACATTAAATGTAACATCGAAGAAATTTTTGGGATCTCTGATGGATTGGCTAGTCTTATCATTTTCTATTATACCCAATACTATCTTAAACGAGTATTAAGAATCTTAATTAATTCATTTATTTTAGCTACCACATCACCAAAACTAGCCGTACTAAGAAGAGGGGTTACTTGTGACTTTAAGTTACTTCCACCTATTGCGTTCTCTATATCTATAAGCCTACGCTTTAATTGAGTTATATGCTCATCTTCATTGGTACTAATCATGGTAAACTCCTAGGTACAGTTGAATATTGTATTGAGCGTATCTCCCCCACACCACTAATGGTGAACTGTATACCATATCCCTTATTTCTAGATTTTGGTATACCAAGTACTATAAACCCATCTTTACTATCTGCATTAGTAATCTTGGTACGTAGCACTATGCCCGTACCATCTAATATTATGCTTACTTCAAATGCACCATTATAGATAATACGTACTTTCTCATACTCTTTTAGGGTAGCATATGAACCATCTACCATCATAGCTGAGGTATATTTAAAGCTGCGTAGTCCTGTTGACTCACGATATATATCGTATAAACCTCCATAACTATCTCTCATAGCACTGTGCATAAGTACACTATTAACTATACCTAGATTACCTATCCCTGAGCCTGATAATAGGCTATATGAATATAGTCTACCAAAGTTGAAGTTTATTACAACTATACCCTCTCCCATACCACTACCATCAATAACATCATTAGGGTAGAATGATGTAGATGGTAATAATTCTGTGGATGGTGTCAGCATAGGGCTAAAACTCATTAGGTATGATAAGTTCTTAACTACTGTACCACGAGGATACATACCATTAATGTTCTTTACCTTATGAGATGTTAAGTCTTTTATGGAAAATCCATCAGTCATATTAAAAGCATCTGTACTAAGCCATATAATGGAGTCCTGATATTGAGCAATGGAGAAATGACTAATACACCCTACATTGGAGCTAAGTTCTTTCATAAAGAAGTTAGATGGGTCACTACCTCTAAGTACATTTGTGGCATTAGCTGAGAAGATAACAAGCCCTGCTCCACAGGTAGCTAAACCTGTTATGGTATCCGATACAATATAATAATCATCTACATACCATGAGTCTGGAGTGCCTAATGAAGCATAATACACATAGTTATCAACAGCTCCAAACAATCGTCCATTCAATTCAACTAAGAACTTAAGTCCAGTAGGGGGTACTCCAGTCCGTAATGTTTGCAATAGTCTACCATCTATTTGTGTAACATCTAAGCCATCTAAGTATGTTAAAGATCCTACCGGTATAGTATCTACAAGAGTAAACTCTGATAAATAGCCTCCTATGCGATATAGCCTAAAGTGTGTTGCCTCTGCTGGCCACGTAGTAGGGAACCCTCCAACATTTATATCTGCATTTGTAACAGTTAGATAATTACTAAGTGCACTAGGGGCAGACTCTACTCCTAAAACACTATCATAGAATGTAAATACATAGGTAAAGTTACCAGTAAGTGGGTGTGTTGCTGTCCCTTGAGTAAGTGTTAGGATATTAGTAGGTGTATCCATACCTAAGTCTTTAACAGTTCCATCAGGTAGCATCTTCTTTGTTTCAGCTCCATCAGCCCAGTACCAAGTATTATTCCATTTGACATTGCTACGTAGTGTGTTATACGAGTATACTACCCCATTAAATAGATAGAAGTATCTACCATCTAAGGGCTTTACAAGTGTGGATAGTGGTATAGACCTTAAAGTACCTCTACGTATGTCAATATCTATGTTTACTACTGACTCATTACTAGGCAATAGGTGTGGAGCTATTGCTGTAGCTATTCCTCCAGTAAAGTCTGATATTTCAGCTAATCCCATTTAGGCAGCCTTTATTACAAACATTAGAGCGATATTTTTCATACGGGTCTCATAGGATTGTTTAGGCGCTCCACTTGTCCCATCGGTAACCATTGTGACTGCACCTGTGAAAGATGTCCCAAACCCAGCATATTTATGTGTGCCTTGAGTAGCATCTACATTTATATAGCCAAGTTTCTCAGAACCAGTCCCGAAAGTATGCCCCTGAAGTGCATCATCCTGCATACTTCCAAGTGATCTACCACCATCTACCCCTCTACCATGATCCCATGCTCTAGGAGCAAACCCACGCATATCAGGAATGTTAAAAGTGGTTACCCCGTCACCAATACCCCATACTGTACCTAGTACAGAAAATAAGGCATGAGTTCTAGGTAGTGTTTGCCCATTACACTCAATATAATCAGCTGGAGGGGTAGCTGAGCCCCACATAATAATGGAGCCAATAGGTGCTCCACTAGATGTACCGCCTCCTACACTACCGCTTGCAATAGTATCAGCCTTAGCAGCATATCCTACCTTAACGGCTCCACTGATAATATCCGTAAGTAAAGTATCATTGGAGGCTATTCCTTCCTCGATATGGTTTAGATTAACAGCATCTATAGCTGGGGCTTGATTATCTACCCAAACAGTTTTAACATAGCTCATAGTTTATCCTTTTATTGTAGTGTACCATAGAGCCACCTAAGTAGCTCTAGCTATACTAGAAACCTTTGGTAATACCTACTGACATACCATTGTTTCCACCCTCAGCTTGATATGCTTTGACGTTTACACCTAACGACCCATCGAATCCATATTGGATACCAATTGCTCCAGCTGATACATTTGATGCTTGAGAAAGACCAAGTCCTGCACTCCATCCTTGATGATCAGGGTTAAAGTCAACACTTGATACTGCGCTTAATGAGCTACGTAGCTTATTAAAGTCATCCTGATTATAGTTAGTTTTAGTAACTACAGTAGTAACTCCATCAACTCCATTTATACCGTTTGTACCATTCAGACCATTTACTCCATTAGTACCATTAGTACCATTAGTACCATTAGTACCATTTATACCATTAGTACCATTCATTCCATGAGCGCCATTTATACCATTAGTACCATTCATTCCATTAGTACCTGCTGGTCCTATCGGTCCTTGCACACCCTGTGGTCCTTGCATACCCTGTGGTCCTATCGGTCCTTGCACACCCTGTGGTCCTTGCGGTCCTACTGGACCTTGTTCACATTTTGGTCCTTGTGGAATATGATCTTCCAAGCTTGTAGCTAATGCCATTGTAGCCATTAGTAACAGTGTAAGTAATAGTTTCATATTAGTGCCCTCCTTGGCAGTATATATGGGTCTTACATCATCCATGAAAGCCCTAGAACGCTGTTAAGCCAATGTTTATAATTATGGTAGAGGTATAGGTGCATCAGTGCTCAGCCCTATACCATTTGTTGTTGATGTAAAGACACCATTCTTAATATCACAGGTACTCGTACAGTTGAATGGTGTATTACGTGACGCACATCCCTGCTGAACTAACGCTAGTATAGCTAATAGTAATACTTTATACATGACCGATAACTGCATTAGCTGATGCTCTACCTAGAACTACATCACTAGGTATAGGCTCTCCGGTCTCTATCGTTCTAAGTACATACCACTCAGTATCAGCTAGATAGGTTATTGAATTACTCATATCTACACTATCTTGTGATACAGTTGGTAGTTCAGCATGCAATATTCCTGCTGAGTATACAATCTCATACCCTAATTCTTGTTGTTCCAATAAGTGGTCATATAACCCTTGAGATACTTGAATAGCATCTACTGGAATAACGTCACTTATACCTTGAATATATAAACCTTTAGTTGAGGGGGAGTAAAATATCATTTTAATATCCTATTGTTAGCCAGTTGCCAGCTGCTGATACAGCTGCCCCAGCATAGTTCCATGTTCTAACTACTAATTGTGTTGTAGAAGTACCTACCCCAGTAGAACAAAATGCAGCTGTATCATAATTTAGCGATACTTGTGCGGATAGCCCACTACTCGATGTAAAAGCAAGAGGATATGTAATAGTTACAGTTCCAGAAGAACTTGTAAGAAAGCTGCCCCACTGCATTATAATTCCACTTGGAAACTTAACATACCCAGATGTTGCCTTCTGATATGTAAATGGAACTGCATAGTTACCCAGCATCTTAACTACGTATGCAGTTGTAGCTATTGATGTATCATTATCAGTGGTTGCTGGTGTAGGTGCTTTAGGGTCTCCAGTGAATGTTGGAGAGTCTAAACTTACAGTATTAGCCTTAACAAATGCTGTAGTGGCAAGCTGGGTTGTATTAGTACCTAGGGCTGCGGTTGGACCTGATGGAGTACCAGTAAACAAGGGACTATTAAGGTTAGCCTTAGCTGCCAATGCAGTATCAATCTCACTTCTACGCGGCACTTGATTACCTGATGCCCCAGCTGGTACAGATATATGCCCAGTAACAGTACCTCCTGTTAGTTGCAAGTATCTAGCGTCATTAATGGCTGTACTAGCTGTAAGTAAGTACCATACATTATGCACTAATGAGTATACAATAAGCTGCCCTGACTGGACAGCTGTAGGTACAGGGATATTATTAACTCCAGTAGGAGGAACTACTACAAGAGTACCTGATGTTGTTAGACTAAATACCTCGCCACCTACAAACCCAGCAGTACTAGGCAGTGTGCCAGCAGTAGCACTCCACCCTCCAATATATGTTAGTCCACTAATGTTGATATACTCACCTGAAATATATCCAGCCGAGTTAAGTGGTACAATACCATCTGGTACACCTTTATCTTGTGTACGTATATATCGTAGGTCACCCCTATCCTGATTAAGATATTGGGTATGGTCATCATCACCTAACCCTGTCAAAGCACCATGGTCTGTGACACCTCCACCTCCACCACTACCGGTGGTTCCAAATACTGCATGTACGAAGGCTGTAGTAGCAAGTACTGTACTAGCGTCAGATACACTTTGAGTAGGGGCTGTAGGTAGCCCAGTAAATGCAGGTGAGTTTATATTAGCCTTAGTTGCTAGGGCTGAGTCTATCTCACTTCTACGGGGTGCTTGGCTTCCTGCTGCCCCTGCTGGTACCGAGATATGTCCAGTAACAGTTCCTCCTGTTAGTTGTAAGTATCTAGCATCGTTGATGGCTGTATTAGCTGTAAGTGCATACCAATAGTGAGTACCACTTGAATATACTATCAGCTCTCCCTCATTTACAACCGTAGGTACAGGGGTACCAGCTACTTCCCCAGGAGGTACAACTGATAGTGTTCCTCCAACGGTTATAGAGTATAGGTCTCCACCATCGGGATTAGCTGGAAGTGTACCACTTGACGCATTCCACCCACCTTCATATACTAAACCTGCCCAAGGGAGGTATTTACTATCTACCATGTTACTAGCATTAAGAGGTGTTACTCCATAAGGGACACCCTTAGTATCTAGTCTAACATATCTAGCATCCCCTCTAGCTTGCATTAAGTATTGTGGGTGGTCATCATCACTAAGACCAAATAATAGTCCATGATCAGCAGTTCCACCTCCACCACTACCTCCACCACCGTTTACAAGAAGATACTCTAATATCTCTTGAACGGATGTATTTGAGTCATAAGGGATAGAGCCTGAATTGATTTGATGCCCTACACCACGACTTTGTAGGACTGTGGACATACCAAATTCTACATCCTCTTCTACTAATAATTCTTTATGTAGTGTTACTGAGGTCATATTAATTCCCTGCTAGTAATTGGTCTAGCACATCTTTAACACTACGAGTACTATCATAAGGGATAGTTGCAGCATTAATATATGTAACCTTGACAGTTACGCCCTCTCTAAGCTGAGATGTTGAGCCTAAGCCAAATAAAAGGTCTTCAGCACCACCTAATTGTTTTATAAATACCAATGAGTCCGTATCAGTTGTAGTTGCCATTATATTCTCCTGTAGTTTGTTGTAAGTTGACTTAATACGCCAGATGAGAACTGTTTAGATGACAGCTCTCTAGCCTTAAGAACCTCTTGGGTGAATGTTGCAAGCTCACTTGCCCCTCTAGCCATATTATTTGCATCATTATCATCTTGTAGGGCTGTACCTACAGTGAACTTAACCATAGCATCTAACCATAGATCAGGTATAACTAGCTCAGACGTAGGTGTAAGTACTCCTAGAGGTGTAGCCTCATAGTATACCTTAATAGCACATGATGTAGTGGCTACATTAGTAGCTAACCCATATACACCACTAACCTCTATACCTAGGTTTGCACTTGTAATAAACCCATAGTTAGCCTCTATCTCATTAACACCTATGTCTACTACTACGCCGTAGTTACCAGTTGTTGTTCCTACGGTAAGTGCAGTAACAAGGTTAGAGTCTGCGATACTACCATACCCATTAGATATAGCTGTTTCTAGGTTTATATTGATTTCCCTAGAGATCGATGTAACCTCTCCATATAGGGGGTCTACTACTATAGGTGAGTCACCTGAAGTGATAACTCCATAGGTAGGTAATACTACAAAGTCTAGAGATGCCTCTATACCACGTAGTACCACTATATTATCGCACGTAACAGCCTTAGGGTAAATCTCCAGTAACCCCATATCTAAGTTTGTTTTAACTCCCACTATGGTTGTAGGCATAGATACTAAAACATCAAGCTCACTACGAGTCAGTATAGGCATAGCAAGGTTATCATACTCCAAGCGGTGTATAGACTGACAGTCGGGAGGTAGTGTGTATAGTGTTATATCCTTACCCATCGGTATATAGATATTTTTACGTAATATACCAGCTAGTTTGCATATTGCCCTCTGACCTTGACTAACTATGAATGTCAATCGGTTATCAGTCCACCTATGCTTATCTTCATCACCTAACCTAGACCTAGCCTGGGCTATAATATCTTGTACATTCATTACATTACCTCCACTAATACTAGAGTGCTACTTGCTTTATTACTTACTATATACGTTTTAGTTCCAAATGTAGAGCTATAAAAAACTCTCCATGAGTAATTAATAGTTATATAGCTAGAAGTATCTACCTCACTAGATGCTGTCCAAGTAACGTTACTATACTTTGTTATTGGAACGCCTACAACTAGGGAATTATGTATAGTTTGATCTATTGTGCCTTGTATTTGAGTAACAGTATTACTTGGTTCATTAGATAAAACTATATTACCTATTGGAGACGCTTTTTGCCCTCTAAAAGTAAGCAAGGCCACGGAACTCTGCGCCCCTGATGAGTTGGAGAATGTATATGAAGTATCCCCTGATTCTCTTACCTTATATTGAAAATAATGGCGTATATCAGTAGAAGTCCCAGACCATCCATTAGATACTGTAGTAAACCCACTAGATAGGTTTAAGACTATAGTACCATCAGTATCTAAGGATGAAAAAATAGCTAGTATTAAGTCTCCAGTAGCTGTAGAGTCATGGGGACTAATTGTCTTTGGTGTGGTAGTATTATTTACTACTTCAGATGATCCAACATAGAAGATATTGGACTCTTGTACAGATGTATATACAGAAATACCATTCATAAATGCCTCAGTGATTGGTACACCATTAGCCTCTATTGCTGTAATATCTATTCCATTTACTATTAGGCTCATGCGTCTGTACCATCATTAGTTATGTATAGAGTAGTACCATCTAGACGCATCTTAACTGTGCCTCCTACCGTACTTGTTGAGTATTCAGTTGCTTGAATACTATTAGCTAAGACAAACGCAGTAGTAGCCAGCTGAGTTGTATTAGTACCAGCACCAGCTGTTGGAGCAGTAGGTGTACCAGTTAGCGCTGGGGATGCTAGTGGTGCTTTAAGATTATCTGCATCCGTTACAAATTTAGTAGTAGCTATCTGTGTTGTATTTGACCCAGCTACTGCGGTAGGTGCCACTGGTATACCAGTTAATGTAGGAGAGTCTAAGGGTGCTTTGAGTGCTAGTGCAGTATCAATCTCACTTCTACGAGGTACTTGATTACCTGAAGCATTAGCTGGTACTTCTAAGAACCCAGTCATAATACTACCTGATAGCTGTACATATCTAGCATCATTGACAGCCGTATTTGCGTTCATTAAATACCAATATGTAGCATTAGCTGAGTATGTTATAAGTTCTCCTACTTTTACTAAGGTACTCTCTGGAACACCAGTAGAAGATCCAGGAGGTACTACCAATAATGTACCAGCTACTGTGATAGAGTATAGGTCTCCATCACTTGGTGAGGATGGTAAAGTGCCTGTAGATGCATCCCACCCTCCTTGATAGGATAGACCCGTCCAAGGCAGATAAGCACTATCTATAGTATTACTTGCATTAAGTGGTACTACTCCATTAGCTACTCCCTTAGAATTCAGAGTAACGTATCTACTATCAGCTCTAGCCTGATTATAGTATTGCTTATGGTCATCGTTGGTTAGGCCAGTCAAAGCACCATGGTCTGTTACTCCTCCCCCTCCTGAACCGCCATTAGCAAGAACAAAAGCTGTAGTTGCTATTTGTGCAGAGTTATCACCTATAGGAGCAGTTGGAGCAGTAGGTACCCCAGTAAACGCTGGAGAGTCATAACTTATTGCAACTACTAAGTCACCACTACCTAGTAGTGTATCCCCATTAATAGATTTAATGTTTACTGTGTTTACTAATGTATCTTGCTTTCCATGCTCAAGACCGTCTACGTATGTTTTATCAGCCTTAAGTAGCAGTGCATCATAAGTACCACCACTAGATACTGCATTAATAGAGCCTTCAACTGGTGTAGGGTCTACTGTGATACCCCCACCTGGTCCACCTATATTATCATCAACATATTTCTTAGTTGCAGGGTTATAATCCTCATAAGGGGTATACGCCTCTGTATTATTAAGCTCTAGGACATTAGTAGAAATGGCTCTAAGCTCTACTTGGTCTTTAATAGTAGTAAACCCATCATAGGAGAGATTGCTCGCATTAATACGGTCACCTATCCCACGAGACTGGTCTACTTGACCTATACCAGTCTCGATATCTTGAACTACAATAAGTTCTTTATTAAGGGTTACTACACTCATCTACTTATCCTTAGGTGTCTTAGGTGTCTTAGCATCTACCGCTAGGACTACCTTTGCTTCCGCTTCTTCTAGCGTTTCGTATGATGAGCCTGGAATTTCTGGGTTATGGTATGCCATGTTATACTCCTGTGTAAATGTTAAATGGTTGAGTGGCTAATCCAAACCCATCATCAGTCTGCTCTAGGTGATTATACGAGAATATAATGCGTAATGCACCAGCAGTAGGAGCACTACCGCCCTTCCATATTACACTATAATTAACCCCATCATCCTTATTCCAAATGACTGGTTTATCTCCAATGAATGTAGTACCATCTGGGTTATATGCAGTTGTTCCTATATTACCTAATATAATAATACCTTGTTTAGACACATTAATACCTGTGATAGTTACTACTAATGACCCATCAGCATTCACTACATTAATATCTATTGCTGGAGCAGTACCTATGAATGCAGTATCTACTGCTATCATCATATCAGTAGTGATAGTGTCAGGGGGCAATATACCTAAGTCTACCACATCATTGACCTGAAGGGCTGAACCATTAGCATCATTCCAAAATAGGTGCTTGATTGCTGCACTTGTAGTGAACTCAGCATTATTCTTGTACTTAGTATCATTTTTATACTTTGCCATACTATCTCCTTATTAACTTATTAATACCCACCTAAGTGGGCACTATTAGTTAAACAGCGTTAACCGAGTAACGACCATTCTTAACATTGAATGGAATAGTATCAATTACTACCTTTACTTTACCAGTCAAGATATTACCTGGAGTTGCATTGAGGATTGATACTACAACGTCTCCTCCTGTAGTCATTAACTTATCTACAATTGTAGAGATTGTGAGACCAGTTGCTGTTCCTACTACTGCATTAAACAGTGTTGCACCATATCCTGTTACTGTGATAGTAGTCCCTGCTGGGAACGCTTCCTCAATTACAAGATAGGCTTTACCCATAATTGACTTCTCAGGAACAATAGATGCTGTAAGAGTGTCATTTGCTTGGATATATTGTGGAGCTGCATTAGTACGTCCTGATGTAGGTACGATTACAGCTGGGACTGTGACTACGAGAGACTCATGCTCTCGTTTGTCTTTGTTTAGAAATTGTCCAGTGATGTTAATGTTTGCCATCTACTCTCCCTTATACTGTACGGTTGTAAGTGTCAACACAAACAACTCCGTAGTCAAATCCACCAACCTTAGCTTGGTTATAGTCTGTATTTTCTACGGTTAGGATAGTTTTTTGAACGTTCATCCATACCTCAAGAGCACTCTCTGACTTAATATCAAAGTCTTGTGATGTTTTGAACTTATAGTCAGGCATCAAACCGAAACCAATTTGAATAGCTGCTTTACCAAGAACCAATGAGCGGTCTGCAACAATTTGACCTGTTGTATTAGCAAATCCAGTTTCACCTGAGTATAAACCAGCTGAGTCAAGTTTACGAAGCCCGCATACCTCAGTAGATGTCTTACCAATCAAACGACTTGAAGAATTACCGAAGAAGTCTTGAGCTTCAATAACCATAAATGCACCGAATGTACCGATTACACCTTTAATAAGACGGTTATCTTCACCACGAATGTCACCTTGTGCTACTACTGATACGAAGTTACTATCTGCTCGAAGGTCACGAGAAACACGGCTAGGTACTACCAATAGGAATACTTTACGACCATCTTGAAGCTTATACGGCTCTAATGGACGACGAGTTCCGCCAGTAGAATACCCTAGACCTGACTTAATAACATCTTCAACTTGTAGCATAAATTGGTAATTCATAACATCGGTAGAGACTAGGTTAGCGATTGCTGCCTTACCGTTTGGACGGACGATATGTGTTGCACCTTCATTGTTAAGACGACCTTGTAGCGCATCAAAAATGAACTGATCTTTTGCACGAATAAATAGGTCACTCAACTTAGTAAGTGAATCACCGTGCTCTGCTAGTGCTAAATCGCCAACGTTCTTAGCGTCAAAACGGTCTCCATTATCTACAGACCAACGAAGACGACGAACACGCAAAGTAGAGCTGAACAATTTCTTCTCTTCTGAGTTACCCCATGCTTGTTCTTGGTCAACGTGAGCTTCTGATGCAAGATTACCGTCCATTTGGAAAGTTACTTCATGCCCTGCTGCAACGGCAAAGTCATTCTTTTGATAGATAACTGCTTCTTCTGATTGACCAGTTAGTCCATCCCAAAATGAAGTCGCTCGTGCTTGAAGAAGTCCTTGTAGGACCCAACCCTTACGTACTAAATCACTGTTATATGATACTACTGCTGTACCACTTGCTGATGTAGCCATTATGGCTCCTTTTAAAATGTTATTTTACTATAATCTATCTGCGGAGCGTCCATTGTCGTCAGGCTAGCCGAACCACCTACTGGTAGCTTAGTGTCACCTGGTGCTTCTGGGTTAGCAACCACTCGTCCCTTGTCTAGGTAGGCTACTACCTCGGCAAGATACTGCTCAAATGTTATCTCACCCTTTAGCACCTTATTATTGATACGTGGTGGGATGTCATTATCTAACACATCAGGAGTAATAGGGTTGGCTCTACCATAGTTGACTGCATTAAGCGCATCTCGTCTGGCTCGTTGCTCCTGTTCCTTCTGTGTTAGTCCTTGAACTGCTTGGCTCTCAAGGCGTTTGCGCTCATTGTACCACTCCTCTGGGTCTGTGTACTTAAGCTCATCTAATCGCTCGATATCTTCGTCTGAAAGTCCCCTAGCTGGGTTAGAGCTGGCTACTTGCTGTCGCAAAGCCTCTAACTCTTCCCTAGCATCCTTCAACTCCTGATTTGTTCGTGTATAACTGCTCTGAGTATCACGAAACTTCTTCTCTGCGCTTAGCGCCAACCGTAAATGTTCAGGTGTGTTATCTGGGTAAATAAACTTCCCATCCTCACTGACGGTGACTTGCTTTACTAACTCATTAATCTCTGATTGAAGCACATCTAAGGGCTTGGGAGCCGCTTTACCTGTTACTTTCTCTACCAGACCTAAGTAGTCTTCTGCCGTTTTGGGTGTATTTGCTTGAGATTGGGGGTCCATAATCTCTCCTTTACTAATTTATAAAGGACTATATCATAGTAATCATTAATTATATCTTAAAAAATATAATTAAGTCTTAATCCTTTTCATTATATATAGAGTTTAATATCTTTCTAAGATTAAACGAGATAAAATTATTAAATATATTAAATATAAGGGATACACTAATGCCTGTACACTCATTTTCCACTAAGCCTGGTAGCGAAGAGGACGTATTTATAGACAAATTGAAGAAATGGTGTCACGAAAACTCAATTAATTTCAGTTCCTACATACTTAAGGTGCTTATGAAGGGTAATAAATGACTAAAGAAGAGTTATACACTAGAGTAGATGCAGAACTACTAACTGGAGTTAGTGCAAAAGACGTAGCAAATAAGTATGGTATGCCATATATTACCGTTATAGGTAGAAAAAACAATCTTACTAAGATAGAAGTCCCAGTAGAGCTTATAGATACTCCAGTAACTAGGGCTGCACTAGAGATTATACGTGATAAAATAGCCATTGAAGCTCCTAAAGCAGCCAAAACAGCAGATATGATTATAGATGGGATAGAAGGCCTAAAGGTACTTAACACTGATATACAAGATGCATTGGCTAAGGTGGTTAAGAAGGTCAATTATATGCTAGATAATGAAGAACTAGACGAAGATGGCAATGTAGTACCTATGAGCAAGCGAGACCTACAGATACTATCTAACATCCTAACAAGTGTATATAGTGCTATAAACGCCAAGGGTACTACGGTTAATGTAGCTACGGCTGTTACTACTGGAGAACAGAATATGTCGTTCTTCAAAGCCAACGTAAGGAGCGTGTGATGAGTATTAATGATTGGATAGTAAACTTATTTGTACTACTATTAGTTGTAGTAGTGCTTTATATAGGTAGCAAGTAATGTGGACTCTGCCTAATATAACTAAGCTAGAGTTCATAGAGCTGTTCCCTACAGCAGAAACTAGCATCTATGAACGCCTACCAGTGGATGAGTATGACTTATGGAACAACTTCATGGTGTCTAAGCTGTGGAGACTAAACAACCTCTACACTATAACCGACAAGCATGGCGCCGAGGTGCGCTTTAATATGAACTATGCACAGTTCTACACCTACAGTAAGAGCCTAGTGCACCCTCGCATCATAGTTCTTAAGAGCAGGCAGCAGGGCATAAGCACACTGTGGCTAGTCTCCTTCTTCGACGATGCTATGATTAACGACAACTACGAGATTGGACTAATGACACAGGGTCTTAAAGAGTCCAAGACACTGTTCAGACGTGTTAAGCGCCTATGGAACCTACTCCCCGATTTCGTCAAGGACTACCTAGGTATTAAACTCACCAAGGACACCTCTGAGGAGCTAGGGTGGAACAACGGAGCCGTCATCTACATCCAGTCATCGTTCCGATCGGGCACCCTACAGCGACTACACATCTCGGAGATGGGCAAGATATCAGCCAAGACCCCGGAGAAGGCGAGAGAGGTCAAGACCGGCTCCCTACAGGCCATTAAGGCAGGCAACACAGTAGTTGTTGAGAGTACAGCGGAGGGCCGCAAGAACGAGTTCTACGTTATGTGGTATCAAGCCAGCGAGTTCCGCGGCATACGCTCGGGCAAGGACTTCCTACCTGTGTTCCTATCGTGGACCGTTGACCGCGACTGTACCCTCGACGCGCAGCAGCCAGTGGATGATGAGGCCACTGCCTACTTCACCAAGGTTGAGCACTCTCTAGGTGTAAGCTTATCGGACGAGCAGAAGTGGTGGTGGATAGCCCAGAAGCGAGAGCTGGGCGATACTATGGGCCAGGAGTACCCGGGCACCCCGGAGGAGGCGTTCTCTGCTGTACGGGACGGCACCTACTATGCAGTACTATACAGGCAGCTAGTGCAGGACCGTAACCGCGAGGTGGAGGGTCTCTACGACCCGGCCCTACCGGTAGAGGTTATGATGGACCTTGGGATGAACGACGCCATGGTACTAGTCTTTGTACAGCGGTATATGCGCGAAGTCCGGTTAGTGGACTGCTATGCAAGTAGTGGAGAGGGCCTAGAGCACTATGTACGGGTAATGAACTCAAAGGACTATAAGTATTCTACGGTGTGGGTACCACACGATGCGCAGGTTAGAGAGCTAGGAACTGGGATGACTAGAGTGGCCAGGTTAAGAGAGCTAGGAGTAAGAACCAGGCTCCTACCAAGGGCAAATGTCAATGTGGGCATTGAGCAAGTGCGAAAGATGCTTGAGTGGGTCTATATAGACCCTACTAAGTGTAAACTACTAGTGGATATGTTCTTTTCCTACACTAAGGAGTGGGACGACCGTGGCCAGGTGTGGAAGGATAAGCCATTGCACGACTACTGGAGTAACCCCGCTGATGCAGTGCGATACGTTGCTATGAGTAAAGGTAGTGGGTATGTGAAGGATGTAACTGGTAGAAGGAAGATTTCTAGCAATGTAGTGGATGGGCTATCTATGTAGTGTAGGTACTTTAATAAATTATTGAGTGCATTGGAACGTGGGGATACTTTTAATAAATGATTGAGTGCATTGGAACGTGTGGATACTTTTAATAAATGATTGAGTGCATTGGAACGTGTGGATACTTTTAATAAATTTAATAAATTATGGTATGATTGAGTGCATTGGAACGTGCATGACGGGTCGATCTTATTGATTCGTATTAAGGCCCACCCCTTTCGTAATATTGATAACCAGTATCGAAACGCTGGGAATATTAATAACAATAATCAATACACCAAGTTAGCGATAACGAGTATCGATATCACGATGACATTATGACAATGACAATCAATATCAATGATATTGATAATCAATACCAGTATCCCAGGAATATATTAATATAATATCTTTAATTTAATTTAATATAACTTATGGTATAATAATATCATAAAAAGAGAGGTATTAAACCCACTCTAATAAGAGATAAATTAACTTGAAACCTTCAATTTAATTTAATCTAACTTATGGTATAATTATACTATAAAGAGAGAGATACTAAGTAGCACCTTAGGGTGTTATCATAGTGACTCTATGATGACATAGACACTAATAAAAGGATATAAAATGACAAAACACGAAATGCTTAATGCAGGATTGGCACTAATTGAGGCTTCTACAGTAGATAAAAAGAAAACAAAAGAACAACTCGCTGAGGCGTTCTTAGCACTAATGGCAGAATATAAAGGTCATAAAGAGAAACCAGCTTCTACGAAACGTGCATTGATTATTGAGCGTGATGGAAAAACGTATAAATATTGTAATCGCCATGAACAATATGAGCCTATTGAAACTTTTGGGATTCAGTCTAATAAAGATGGTGTGGTTACCTACAATCCAGAGTGCTCAGCGGCCACAGCAACTTGGAAGGCTTATAACCTAGAAATAGCTCGTGCGGAGAAACTAACTATGTCTCTAATTGATGATGTTGATGAACTACGTGCACATATCGCACATATCAACGACCTTAAGGTACTACGTGCAGGCAAATATGACAAGACAGGTATTGAAGGTATTGAGATTTCTTAAAGATTTCTTAAATCCATATAAGCCTCTCAGGAGGTCGATAATCTCTAGATGATGATATCTCTATCTAAAGAGAGATAATCATCTCTATCTATCTTAAAATGATTCTAATAAAGGAATATATAAATGAAATTAGTAAATAGTAATGGACAAGTCCATATAGTGTACGTGAATGTTGAGACCTGCTTAGTGCAGATAACTAGAATGGGACATCCAATGGTCTCTATGCAGTTTGACCTTACGATAGGGTTCGTTGAAGGTCTAAATAAGATTAAACGTGTTGTGAATCTTGATGATGAATTATACGATATGGTATCCATTACACCCCTCTCTTAATCCCTCTGTGGGATAATTTATCTTAAAACCTTCTTAATCAATTCTTAAATATTTCTTAAATCAATATAAGCCACTCAGGAGGTCGATAATCTTCAAATGATATCTTTATAGATTATAGATAGATAATCATCTCTATCTATCTTAAAATGATTCTGATGATGATATAGAGAGATAGAGATAATCTCAATCTCTATCAAATCTCTATCAAATTCTCGGTACTATGGGTAAGATTATGGCGATATCTGAATTAAGAAAATTTTAAGATTCAATTATATAATCCTAAAATTATATGAGGCCTATATTTCTAGAGGATATTATCATTCTATAGAATGAATGTTTTCAGCTAGGAAGGCAGGCCCTCTATAATCTATAATTCCTATAATTTTGGGGAATTCTTATAATGTTCTCTAATTTTCATCCCAAAACCTAGATAGCCGTAAACATTCCCTCAGACTATAATTCTATAATTATATAATTGAATCTTAAAATTCTAAAATCGATAATATTCTCATTAATCTATATTCTTTATAATAGATTAAAGATTTTTATGATAAAATTCTAAATCTAAAAAAGAGGTTAACTAAATGTCATTTAAAGAATTACTACACGAACTACACAATTCATACCCACAGCCCAATCCAATGTATTATCACACATTATTAGATAATGCAGCAATCATCTTAATGGAGACTGCACGTAGGAACCAGAGTGTAGTGGCACGCGACCTAGGCATGACGTACCAGAGCTTTAATAGATTATTCCCAGTGCTTAAGGAATACTCAGTTACACAAGGGCACCAACAATGATAGAGTTTATTAAGACATTCCAAGAGCACAACATAACTCTACACCCCGCAGGTATATGGGAGATGAAAACCATAGTAGACTCAGGAACAACAACCAAGAAGAAGAATGCAGTAGATGCCATACGTAAGCACAACCTAGCCTGGGCAGAATATCCTAACGATAATATGGCTAAGCACCAGCTCACAGAATCATCACTGCTACTTGTTGTAGATATCGACGGAGAGCCCATCACCAAGAACTACACAGACGGCTCTCACTATATCCCATCATTAGAACTCACATTGCCTGCAACACTGTATTCAACTACAACACAGCTAACCAAGCATCACTTCTACTACTCTATACCAAGCCCACATAGGGCACGTGCCATAGGAGTGGCACAGACAAAGGTAGATATGTTTACATACGGCACAGTATTTGAGGCGCATACGTTCTCCTCAGCATCTCAAGTGCATAACCACCCTATAGCACCTGCAACACAAGAGATGCTTGACATACTGCTGCATAGCCCCACCACAACATCTCACACCAACAGTAGGACGCCTACCACAAACATACAGAGGTATAACCTAGTTAGGATGTTTCTAGCAGATGAGCTGTTATCTCAGAAGCAGTGGAACGCGTTCTTCCGTAGTATAATGCCTCAGGATGATACACCCAAGCATGCTAATAAGCTAACAATAAAGCACTATCCAATGTCTTATGACTTAGTTAATAAGATAGCAGTTAAGCTAACTCTCACAGCAGAGTTGGACCATTACACTCACACAATACCAACGCTGTATAAGCTGATTACTATGTGGGGTAGAAACCCTCAGTCTACAACATCACAGTCCATACTGTTTAAGAACATTCTGCCGTCCTTGCCTGAGCATAAGTCCATAATGCCCTATAGCATAGACTATGATACAATGACGATACAGGAGCACTTAGACGCTCAAGAGGACACCCCATATCCAATATTCCGAGTTCTTGATGGGACAGTTAGGTACATAGAGGTAGACAAGGTTACACAGGCACCATTACCGCACAATGGGGCGTTCTTCCTAGACCAAAACTCGGCACAGTCACTACACCCAGAGCGCAATATCACCACAGAGGATGGTAAGGTTATAGGGTGGGACTCGAACGTTCCAATACTATACTATATGAACGACCCATACATGCCACAGTATGTGTTTGATATGGACTATTATAGGCACACTATAAACTTATATACACAGTCGCGATATATAAAGCAGGCAGAACAGTCCACATCGGTAGATAACGTAGTATCACGTATAGTGGCCTCAACAGTAGGGCCTAAGTGGTTACCGTACGTTCACGCGTTTCACGCACACGTTCTGTTCGGGAAGGTCTCGCTAAATATGGTGTTGTGGGTGGCGTCACTGCCTACTATGATAGGGGGTAGTGGGAAGAGTATCATCACAACAGAGCTACTGTCTATAATCGCGGGAGGGTGCATACAGAGCATAAATGAGAAGACTGCAATGTCGGGATGGGGCGATGTAGTAGCCTCTTCACGTCTTATAAGCTTGGAAGATATGACTGACCTAGGGAAGAAGGAGTGGGACCAGGTGTATGCTATGATAAAGCAGCAGACGTCTAACAGCTATAGGAAGCTAAATATGAAGGGAGCATCTATGGATACTAAGAGGGTATCAGTGTCCATAAGCGGGTCGTCTAACCATAGGCCCATGCTACCACCTTCAGACCGTAGGTTCCTCTGCTTAGAGCCTGCACACCTACACGGGGTTACAGAGCCAGTATCCGCAGAGGATAGTAAGCACATGTCTCAGCTTCTACGCTCTAGGGACCATCAGGATGAGATACAGGAGTACGTTAACTACTTGTACTATGTTTACCACCAGGAGCTGTCAGATGAGATGAGGGAGGCACTGTTTGAGCGTAGTCCTCAGACGGAGTATCGACACAAGTGGGTATCAGAGGGTGCTACTAACACTCAGAACATCATCCATGCACTGCCGTATGCTAACGAGCTTATAGAGCTGATGCGCATAGATGAGATGAACAGGCTGCACATAGGGGATATGATAGAGTTGATATGCCTAGCCTATAGGAGTGATACACAGAAGAGCGCAGTGTCATGGAAGTGGTTTAGTGAGGTACTACCATACATTGTATCTGAGAGGTATAAGGATAGGGAGTACTCTAAGGCATCACTGGCACACATGCTAGAGATAGACTTTAAGAACGTAGGGAGCATATACTCTAACGCGTGGAGAACACTCCCTGACAATAGGGCAAACATGCCTCACGAGGGGTATGTGTTTAAGCTGGAGGAGGACCAGTATAGAGAGTATAGAGCTATACTAGATGAGCTACGGTCTAAGGTAGATGATATAAATCTTTAAATTTAATTTAAGATTATTATGATATAATATCATCATATAAAAATAAAGAGGGATAAAATGATTGAATACAAAGAGAACTACGGGGCCGATGCAGACGGCAATAGAGGTAGAATGATTACAGAGTATGAGCTAGAGCTTAGCGATGAGCCAGAGATTATACAACAGCTCACTGAACAGCTAGAAGGGATAGATAGAGATGAGTGGCCACTAACACTACCTGTATACCTACTAGATAGGAATGATGATGACGTTGAGTTTGAAGTAGACCCAAGGGATTACCTATGAAGCTATTAGGTAATTTACTATACTGGGGAGGTATTATAGGCCTCTGCATTGTATTCCCATGGTTGCTATTAATAATCCCAATAACTATAGGAGTATACCTTGCAAGTGATTAATAGAGCACATGAAGATTTTCGCCTATTGCTATACGCAAAGGCAATGTCATATCGCTACATAACTGTAGCCAACCAACGTATAAGTGTCATCAGTATTGGAGACGCTTTGAAATTTATAGGCGCATCCAAATGGTGACATTACACGGAACTAAGATTAACCTTGGGGATAGGGTTTGGGAACCACACCTAGGATGGGATGTAGTAACATGCCTGCATAGTGACACAGACTATAAAATAGAAACTAACTATGGATTCTATACTATTGATGGTAAGTATCACGTTAATGATACATATTCAAGTTTGTTTTGGAACAAGTTTGAAATTCCAAAAGAGGCATTTATTAAGCCATTAGAACCAGATACTAAAGTGCTAGTATGGGATGATGAGGGCATGTGCAAGGAAAAACGTTACTTCTCACACTTTGATAGTGACGGATGGATATGTTGCTTCAACAATGGCACTACATCATGGACGTCTAAGGATACAGCTACTTGCTGGAGATATTGGGAATTATATGTAGAGGAGGAGACAAAATGAATAGATTTTACATCACGGTTATAGTGCTACTACTAGGGTTGATAGTAGTGATAGTAGATACAGAAGAAGATAAGATTAATAAGCTAGAGCAAACAGTTTCAGAAATGAGTATGGAAGAGCGAGTATCACAAGATATGATAGACGACCAAATGGTACGTATTGATGAGCTTAGTGGTGCTAATGAAGCCTTAGTTGGATTGACACCATGTCACGTCAAATAGTATGGTGCTTTATTGCACTAGGCACAGTGACGTTTTGGGTATTACTTATTGCGTGGGTAAGCAAATGAAGAAGTCTGAATACTTTTATGGTGATTACTACAGCAAAGAGTTTATGAAAGAACACGCAGTAGTATTTATGCGCCAGGCTATATGGGCTGAAATGCTAGCTTTTGAGCTTATGATGAAGCCTATAGCGACTAGGGACATGCGACGTGTCAATGATTGCCTTAAGGCGGCTAAGTGGAATAGAGAAAAATACAATGAGATATATAATGACCCAGACGCAGATTGAAGCTATATGTAGGGAAGAGAACCAGGTACTATACTATGAAGCATTAGATATCCTAGGTAAACAGCAATACTTGGCTAGATACCTAGCCCAGAACAGTTCTAAGTTCCATAGTGTTAATAGTTGGGCTATGTTTTTATCACTAACTATGTGGTCAAAGAGTAATGATAAGCCAGTAAAGCCTCGTTATACAATGCAACAAGACTTTAATAAACTTGCTAAGGAGTTAATAAATGCTAACGTATGATAGATACTGTAAGGATTTAAAGAAGTTTAACCAACCTATAATAATGACAGAGGCTGAGTTTGAGGTTAAGTATTCTAGGGTAGAGGATGAACTACATCGTAAGTTCTGTAACCCTACTATGGATGAGTTTAGTAAGGCAAAGCCTAAGCTACCTAAGAAGCCTCCCGTAGAGTTAACACCTAAGGAGAGGGCTAAGAGGGCTAGAAGGGCTGAATATATGAAGGAATATAGAAAACGATGAAATACAACGAAATAGTAAGCGCCTACGACCAACCAATTAGGTTCATAGTAGGGTTTGCAGGTAGTGGTAAGAGCACACGCCTAGTAGAACTATGTAAGGACGACCATACACTGGTAGTAGTACCTACTCACGAGGCAGGTAAGGTACTACAAGGCAAGGGTATTAAGAACGTGTTTACTATACATAGTATACTAAGGCTAGTACCTACAATAGATGAGAACTTCCGTAAGGGCCAAAAGCTTCAGAAGCTTAATAAGATTGGTAAGGTAGACTTATCTACCATAACAGAGATAGCTATTGATGAGTTCTCAATGATAAATACGAAGATACTAGATATGCTATTAGAGTTGCTACCATCTCATTGTGAGGTTATAGTGTTTGGGGATGCATCTCAACTACCACCTGTAGATGGTGACTCAATAGACCCCTATAACTATACTAGCGACATAGATAAACTAACGACTCAACATAGAGCGGATAACCCATCCATAGTAGAGACGTTTATGAGGTTTCATCACTACATAGAAACTGGTACAGGTATGGACCTAACTGTAAAACTACCTACTGGTACAATTGAAGGGTTTGACCCTAATACTGACCGTATCCTTGCATACACTAACGATAGAGTTATGGAGTTAAACACTGCTGTTGCTGTACAGTTAGGACTACCGGAAGCTATTTCCGTAGGAGAGTCTATACTTATGAATGGGATAACAGCTGAGCTAGTAGAGTTTAACGAAGATTATCCTACTATATATCCTACGTGCGTTAGTAAGGGTATGCTAATGGCAGAAGATAAGCTATACCTAGCTGTTGCTAAAACTCGTAATGATATAGATAAGTTTGGTACAGAGATACCATATAATAGATACTCAGTAAGGGTTGAAGATGAGTACTATAACATACACATTAACTTCAAGCACTATAACAAATCAAAGGAGCTTAAGAAGGCAGTAGAAGATGCACAGCATAATGTAATACAAGAGCATAACCTAGATAAAGACATACATTTACCTACGTGGTGTAGAGAACATAGTGGGTATAAAGGAGTTAAAGAACGTTCATGGGCGTGGTCTACATTCTTAACACATCAGAACTTAGTATTTGACGTTAGGCGCCCATTTGCCACAACGGTACATAAGGCACAAGGTAAAGAGTTTAATAAGATATATTTAGACCAGGAGGATATTAAGAAATCAATTAGAAATAATTATTATCTAACCTATGCTAGATTAATGTATGTAGGCCTATCACGGGCCATTAAAGAGATAATTATATTAAGATAAATTTAAGAAAATTATGATATAATTATGATATCTAAATAAAGGAAATAAAATGACAAAAGCAAAAATGAATGAAGAGGTATTAACCCTTTGTGAGAAATTTGGGGCGTCTGTAGAATTGACTGCTGCGTTGAATGAGCTTACAGCTCCTAAAGTTGGTGGTGTTGCAGCTGATATTAATGAGTATACTCGTTTTGATGAAGAGGGTAACGTTTCAGAAATTTTCTGTAACACATTCAAACAATGGTTACCAGTATCTGAGTTCAATGCTTCTTCTACCAATAAGAACGGATATAACCGTGACAGTAACCCTGGTATCAAAGCATCCCGTGAAGCAACAAAAGTATTTAAAGCTTCTGAAAAAGCTATTCTTAATGACGTTCTTGACGGTGTCATTACTGGTCCTGAAGCTAAAGCTGCTATTGAGGAACTTAAAGCTTCTCAGCCTGCATTGGTATACGTAGCTGAGTAAGCTGCATAGAGCCTATAATATAGGCTCTATTTAGCCCTGGGGTTTGCTACCTCTTTCACCAGGGTTAACTAGAGTTTATACCCAGAACATAGTAAGATACGTAATAACGGAAGCGTACACTCAAAACATTATAAAACAGGATAAAACATGGCAGCACCTAAATTAACGTTTAAAACACCTCTTTGCCCACTTAGTTGGGTTAATATTAGCGGAATGGGAAAGAAGAAATATGACCCTACTAATCAGCTTGATGACACAGACCCATCCAATTTCCAGTACACAGCTACTGTTAAGCTAACTAAGGCACAAGCAGATGTAATCATCGCTCAGCTTAAAGAGTTTTGGAAAAACAACAAGCCTGTTGGAGCAACAAGTATGAAGTATGACTTGGTGAAGCCAGAGTTAGAGAAGGTTTTAGATAAGAACGGACAGCCTCAAGAAGATGAGGATGGAGCACCTATCACTAAAGAAACCGGCTTCTACCTAATGCAAGCTAAGACATCTACTGTATGGGCTGATGGCAAGCCAAACATTATTAAGGTGATGCGAGCCAATGGTCAGCCTCTTGACCTACACGGTAAGGTTATCGGAGATGGTAGTGAGGGAGTGATTCATGGTACAATCACAGTGAATGGCTTCAAGGGTAATGAAGGACTGAACTTCTACCTTACTGCAGTCCAGCTTAAGAAGTTTGTTGAGTACAGTGGTACTGACATAGAAGCTGACGACTTAGGTGAGGATGAGGGCTTAGACGACCTTGACCTAGATACAGCAGTTTCTGGACCTGCTATCTAATGATAGAAGACATCAGTAATGATGAGATAGACCCGAGCCATAGTGCTCGTGTCACTTTAACATGACAAGAACAACACATAGAAGCATTAGAAGCTCGCATAGATGAGTTACTTCTTCAGCTATCCTCTACACGTAGTGTGATAGTTAAGGAGGTCACTCCTAAGGGCATGGTGTCACTGGAAACCTATAACAACTTATTAAAACTGTATAACGACCTATGGGACGATATACAGGCATGGTAGTGAGAGATACACTTAAAAACTGAAAGAATATTATGGAATACAAAATAGTATACTCCTTAGAAGAGTTACCTAACTTCACCTCAGAACCAGTATTTGCAGACATCGAAACAGATGATTTGTATGGCCCTCTACGTATGATACAATTATACCAACCATCTACTGACCCTATTGTATATATCTATGATATTGCACCCATTGGCTTTAATAGAGCTCAGTACCCTAGTATATATAAAGCCTTAAAAGACTTCTTAATGCCATTACATACTGTATGGTACAATTCATCCTACGACTTAGGTACTATGAACATTGCTCCTGACAAGGTAGATGACCTATTCTATGCAGTTAAGAGTGCCTACCCAGAGTTTATGGAGTTTGGGCTTAAGAAGATAGTTAAGAAGCTTAGATATACTAGAGATATGTATCTAGGCATTAATACTGATGAGGCAGTAAAGGGTTTCTTATTAGGCTCTTATATATCAGCACAGGCATATAAGTATGCTGCACTTGATGTATATGCTCTATCACTTATATGGCAGGATACTAAGGTTCAGAATATTGTACAGAATAACCTAGCCTATAAGGTAGATATGTTATCTCAACACTATGCATTGCAGTATCAGCAGAATGGACTGGTAGTAGATATAGATATGCGTGTTAAGTTCCTAGAAGAGTCTAAGGCTACAGTAGAGCGTCTAAAGCAGGAGTTTGCCCCGGGGTTTAATCCTAATAGTTTTATACAAGTACGTAAACTACTAGGGATTGAAAAATCAGATAGTGAGGCATTAATTTCATTTGCTCTTTCAGATAGTCCTATAGCCCATTATGCACGTAACATCATTGACTATAAAAGAGCTCTAAAAGAAGTTAGTTATTTGAATAGTATTGCCTTTGATAGAATGTATACTAAGTTTAATGTAGCTGGTGCTATTACTGGTAGATTTACCTCTGCTGGTGGCTCATTAGATGATGGGTTTAATTCTCAGCAGATACCTAAGAAGTTCCAATTGTTATTTAAACAGGATACAGAAGATACTACAGTAATACACCTAGATTACTCTACACTTGAACTACGTTTAGCATGTGCTATTTATAATGAGCCAGAGATGTATAGACAACTTAAAGAGGGTGAGGACCTACATACATCAATGGCTCTTATGGCATCAGGTAAGAAACTACATCCTGATGGATTGTTAGGTTCAGAGTATGTAACTCAATCTGATAAGTTAGGGGGTATGGGAGGAGAGTTCCTTACTGTTCTAGATAGAACTACAGCTAAATCAATTAACTTTGGGTATGTATTTGGTATGAGTGCTGCTTCATATAAAGAGTATGCGTTCGTTAGTTATGGCGTAGAAGTAACAGATGCTGAGTCATTAGTTCTACGTAATGCATATTTCAAGAAATACCCTAACTTCCGTAAGTACCATGACTATGTATGGAATAACTATAAAGACCCTAAGTTTGTATATACTACTGCACTAGGTAGAAGGGTTAAGCCTAAGTTAGGTACAGATGGTATTAATGGACCAGTACAGGGCTCAGGGGCTGAGACTACTAAGTTAGCAGTTCACTACCTTATTAAAGAATATCCAGAGGCAATCAAGTTAATATTCAACGTTGTGCATGACGCTATTGATTTAAGAGTTCCTAAAGTAGATAAGAAATTATGGTATGATAGACTTTCATCCGCTATGGTTAAAGGATGGACTGAGATTAGTAAATGTCCTAATATGCACTTTAAAGATATTCCAATGCCAATAGGAGGCTGATATGTTTGTACATACCGATTTATATAAGAAAGCAGTAGAAAAGTTTGGTAAAGAGCATCAGCTTATAGTTACCTTTGGAGAGTTATCAGAGTGTTCATCTGAAATAGCTAGGCATATTCTACCATATAGAGTACATAATGAGCAAGACTTAATAGATGAATTAGCTGATGTATGTATTATGATGGCACAAATGAAAGTTGTATACGGCGAAGAGTTAATTAAAGCAATAAATAGAAAACTTATAAAACTTAAAGGACACATAGATGGAGTGGGTTGATATTAACTTAACAGCACAAGGGAATATATGTGAGCCTAAGAACTCTAAAATTGCTTTGATTGATGCGGATACTATTATAGTAGGAGCTTGTAGTACTTGTGAGTATTATGAGGAACTTTTGCCTAGGTATATGTATAATGATGAGGAGTGGGATAGTATAACATCCGAAGAGGGATATGACCCTATTACTAATATGATTGCATATATAGATATTGCAGAGGCCTATGCACATGCTATGAACCGAATTGAAATGATTATGCAAGAAACTGGGTGTGCTGATTTTGAACTACACTTTACTGGCGGTAGAAAGTCATTTAGGTATACTATAGTAGCAGATAATTATAAGGCCAATAGACAGGTTGAAGGTGTTAGAACCATTTATGGAATTTGGCCTCTTAAGCAAGAGTTTCTACAGAAGCATGCTGGTAAGGCGTTCTTAAATGAGGAGTATGAGGCTGATGACGCTGTAGTAACATTAAAGAAGTTCCACCCAGATAAGTATATTCTATGCGCAGTAGATAAAGACGTTTTATACTCTCTACCCGGTAGACACTTTAATTACTACTCTAGTCTTAAGTATGGTATACAGATGAAGTTTATTGAAGTAGATGAGGATGTAGCATTAAAGCACCACTATCGTCAATGCCTTACAGGTGATGCTGGAGATAATATCATTGGTCTTAAAGGAATAGGACCTAAGACTGCAGATAAGTTATTAGCTAATTGTACAACCCATCAAGAATGTTGGAATGTAGTAGTTGAGCAATATGCTTTAAAAGGTCGTGATGAATTAGATGCTATAACTAATATGAGATTAGCCAATATGCAACAACTAAATGAGAATATGGAGGTAGTGTTATGGAAACCTTCTTTATAGTAAGTCTATCAAAGCATCGCATAGATGAGCTATTAGCTGACTTATGTGAGCAGGCTCTAGTATCAGTCGGTGCAACCGTACATAGACGTCTCCCAGAGCCTAGTGAACTAGGAACTATGTTTGTATTTAATGGGGTATATGACAGTAAAGATAAGTGGTGTAGAGAAGTAGTAAAGGCTATGAAACATACTACTACATACTATTTCATAGACGATATAACTACTGATATACCTGAAGAGGTTGACTATATAGTTTCACAGTTTACTAATGGGCATCCTCTACAAGATATTGGAAAGTATTCATATATGCAGATATCAGCTCTTGGTAGCCTATTACCAACTTATAACTCACCTATTAAAGAGTATGACTATGTATACTGGGGTCACTACAAGGAAGAGCGTAGAGAGCAATACTTAGAGAACATACCTAACCATCCATCTACGTTGATAATAGGTGATATTGATGAATGGTCACATAATGGTTTTTCTAGTTGTAGCTACTCTCCATACTCACGAAATATGGATAAGTTATATTCTACTATATCTAAGGGTAGAAGAACATCTGTATTTGGAGATAAGTACCATAATGGTGTTAATATTCCATTAAGAATTTATGAGGGTATTGCGTGTGGCTTATCAGTAGATATTGACAAAGACTTATTAGGAAGCCAAGACTTCCCTAAACTATATACAGAAAAGGAACTAGGAACAATGTTAGTAAACACTCAAGCTGAACATACTACTACGTGTGCAACAACTATATTAGCAGAAAGAGCTAAACTATATGGCTCTTATAAAGGAGGTGTAGACTGTAGAGCATCTATACTAAATGCACTTAAAGGTAAGTATTCAGAAACCCACTCTACTGAAATGCCTACTGAGTTAGTTGTTATGTTTAGTGACCTTGCATTAAAGCTTATGCGTATTGCATCTGACCCTACCCATATAGATAGTTATGTAGACCTAGAGGGGTATTCTAAACTTATTAAGGAGTCACAATGCTAAGAGTAAATGATATCCGTGAGATGCTTAAAGATGCTCCAGTAAACGAGGATGGGTTAAAAGAGATTATAGGTGCTTCATTTATTGCGGACGAAGAGTCAATATTTGGTGAAGTTAATTATGACTATGTGCGCAGAGAGATAGAGTGGTATCTATCAATGTCATTAAATGTAAATGAAATGGAAGCTCCAGTACCTACTATATGGAAGAATATTGCTAATGAAGATGGGATGATTAACTCTAACTATGGGTGGTGTGTATTCTCTAAAGAGAATGGTAGTCAATACCTACACGTACTTAGTAAGTTAATAAGTAACCCAAATAGTAGACAGGCTTCTATTATCTACAATAGACCATCTATACACGAAGAAGCTGGTAAAGACTTCATTTGTACTAATGCTGTTACATACAACATTAGAGATGGTAAATTACACGTAGTGGTACAGATGCGCTCTAATGATGCTGTGTTTGGGTATAAGAATGATTATGCTTGGCAGAAGTATCTACAGCATAGGATAGCCTATGAATTGGATGTAGGAATAGGTGATATTGTATGGCAGGTAGTATCATTACATATCTATCCAAGACATTTCGATTTATTATATAAAGAGAAATCTCTATTATAATCATTTTAAGATAGATAGAGATGATTATTTATCTTTAGATATAGAAATATCATCTTAATATTATCGACCTCCTTAGAGGCTTATATGGATTTAAGAAATCTTTAAGAATTTATTAATCTATATTTAATTAAATTTAAGATATAATAAATCAAAGGAGAAATAATGACAATTAATAACGCAATGATTAAACTACTTAATGAGGGTAGTACTAGAATAGAGATAGCAGATACACTAGGTGTTAGTCCTGCTTTAATATCTACTTGGATAAATAAGGATAATGACTTTGTCCCTAGACTTAACCTAGCTAGGAAGATTTACCATAACTATGGTATAGTTATTTACCCGTATGCTAAGAATGCAGTGGCTGAGTCTTATAAGGACTAATATGGTACCTTACCAACATCAAATTAACATAGCTGAGGAAGCTCTTGCTATACTTAGGGAGTATGGACTAGTCTATCTCAGCATGGAAGAAAGAACGGGTAAGACACTTACATCAATACTCATGGCTGAGGATAGTACAGCTAAGAACATCTTGGTAGTGACTAAGAAGAAGGCATTGGATGGGTGGAATGATACACTAGCCAAGTTTAAACATACTAAGAACTACACAGTGACCAACTACCATCAGGTAGGTAAGGTAGTTGGTTCATTCGACTTAATTATTTTGGATGAAGCACATAGCTATCTATCAGCTTATCCAAAGACTGGAAAGATTTGGAAGGATGTGTATTATATCACTAAGAGATTACCTATCATATATCTATCAGCAACTCCTAGTGCACAAGGATATCAACTACTATTTAATCAGCTTAGACTATCATTTTGGACACCTTGGAAGTATAAGAACTTCTATGAATGGTTTAGAGTATATGGAGTACCTAGTATGGTTAGAACATCTTATGGACTTCAAGAAACATATAGCAAGTGTAAAGAGTCTACGTATGATAGTGTTAGTCACCTATTCATATCCTACACTAGGGAGGAGTTAGAGTTCGACCATGAGCCTAATGACGTTCTACACTATGTAACGTTGGATGATAATACTAGGGGTATGTATAACTCAGCTATGAAGGATGAGATGCTTAAGATATGTGGTGAATTAACTATACCTCTTGATAGTGTAATGAAGCTTAGAACAGCTCTACATATGTTAGAGGGTGGGGTAGCTAAGATGGGAGATGATTATATACAGCTTGTGAACCATGAGAAGATTGATGCCATACTTAAGGACTTTGGGGACTCTCCACAGTTAGTTATAATGTATCAATACATAGCAGAGGGATTAAAGCTTAAATCACGGTTTAAGAAGGCTTTGATACTTCAAGCAACTAGCTATGCTGAGGGTATTGATTTGAGTATGTATAAACATCTTGTGGTATATTCAATGGACTTTAGTAGTGCTAGACACTCACAGAGACGTGCAAGACAGGCTAATAAGAATAGAGATAGTGCAATTGATGTACACTTCTATCTTGTTAAGGGAGGTATTAGTGAGCAAGTATATACTACAGTTGCTAAGAATAAACAGAACTATATTGATAAGTATTTTAAGAGGGAAATGATATGAATAAAGCACTAGACTATAATGGGCTATTAGAGGCTCATAAGGATAAAAAGCTTCTTAAGAAGAACCTTAACTTCCCATTATGGGCTGAAATAAAGTATGATGGCAACTACGTGTCTGTGAAGGTTCAGGACGGCAATGTTACGTTCATAACAAGTGGTAACCTATCGTACACACATACTGATGCCCATCCATTCTCTACTATATTAGATGGAGTCTATCTAGCTGAGAGGATTCATGGTGATGGTAAGTTAGGAGATAGAGTACGATGTAACCTAACTGGACCAAAGAACAATCAGAAGAGCACTGGGCATAACTATATTATTCACGACTGGTTACCAATTAATGACTGGGTTGAGGGTTATACTATTATGGACTACTCATCAAGAGTTATAAATATACCTAAAGAGTATTCTCCAATAGGTAAGATGATATATACTCACGATGAGCTAGATGAGTACCTAAAGACTGTGTGTAATAAAGGGTATGAAGGATTAATGCTTAAACAGCTTGACTGGAAGTGGAAACGTACATCGTCAAGAACTGTAGACCTATGTAAGTATAAGAAACGTAGAACAGCAGACCTACTATGTACAGATGCAACAGAAGGAGAAGGTAAGTACGTAGGTAAGATAGGAGCATTAGTACTACAAGATAGTATTGGGCGTATTGTGAGTGTAGGTAGTGGTCTATCTGATACTGATAGAGCTAAATCACCTACCACATATATAGGTAAGGTTATAGAGATTGAGTATGAGCAAATCATAGACACCTATATTCAACCTACCTTTATTCAAGTAAGGGATGATAAGGATGATTTACACATTGACTGAGATTAGAGAGATGCAACTACACTGTATTAAACAACTCATAGAGCTTATAAAAAGTAATCCAAAGTGTGTTAGATTCATAGGTAGTTGTGAAGAAGAAATAGTATGGAGGAAGCATGTGTTTAATAATCCAAAGGAAGTACAGATATGAGTGAACAAGACTATCAGAAGAAGATTATAAAGTACCTAGAGAGTGAAGGTGCTTATGTTGTTAAGGTTATAGCAGTGAGTAAGAAGGGTGTACCTGATGTCATAGCTTGTTATAACGGGCACTTCATTGGTATAGAGGTTAAGAAACCTGAGACTCGCAACCATACATCAGAACTACAAAAGCACAACATAGTGCTTATTAGGAGTGCTGGAGGAATAGCTATGGTTGCTTGTATGGTTGATGAGGTTCGAGATGTTATCAACTCGCTTAAAACAGTATAATAACACATCAGGATATAGAGGAGTATTTAGGTCAGGTAATAGGTGGATAGCTAGAGTTAGCAATAATAATACTAGGAACTATCTAGGTACATTTAATACAGCTGAAGAAGCTAATGAAAGGATTTTAGAATGGAAGTTTTGTTTGAACAAACGTATTTGTCTGGACGTGTACTAACGTTAGATGGTGAATGGGTAGTGCAGTTTGGAGTTTTAGGTGGAAAGACGGTAGAGCTATTATTTGATAAAGAGATAGATGCTAAAGTTATGTATGCTGAGTTAGAGAAGAAGTATCTTGAAGCTCTAAATAAGCTTCAAGAGGTAGTTATTTCTTTAGCTTAGACACTTTCTTTTTGTCCATAGCCATATCTTTCTTCATACCAGCCTTAGTGGTTGGTTCTTTTTCCATACCTTTTTTCTTAGCACATGCCATATCAGTATCCTCCTTTCATAGTATTGGTAATCCAGCTATTACTGTCTGTGCATCTGCCCATGATTTAGCTATGTCAAAGTTAGAATACTGAGCATCTTTATAGATTTTAATGCCAGCTATAATACCTAATGAATTTGCTCCATCAGTAATACCAATTAAGCATCTAGTCGCTGGTGAGGTTAGTCCTGACACAGATGGTTTTCCAACACCATCTAAATATCCAGTTGCAGTCCCACTACCATTATAGTTAAGAACAATATGAGTATATGGTGCAGTAGTAGACCAAAGAAATCCACCACCTGCTGTTTGGTCATACTGTGCATAAGCACTTGACCCTGCTCTGATTAGTCTATAAGTATCAAACCCACCTCCTACTGTTGGGTTTCCACCAGTAGCATAAGGAAGTATTGCTTCAAGAACAAATGGAGCAGCATCGCTTGATATAAATTGTGTATCTACAAACTTCACACTCTTACCGGCATCAAAACTTAACCCACCACTCATGCCCAATGGTATCCCAAGGGCATCTCTATTCCAAGCTATACATTGAGCACCATACGACAGTTGCCTTGCTGAATTTACACAAGCTGATGTGAAGTTTGCTATCGATAGTTTTGTTGCAGGAGTTATAGCTATATTATATACATCGGCTAATGTATTATCACTCTCACTCATAGGTAAGAATATCTTACAGTTATCTACACTCCCAATATCAGGAACAATACCCCCAGCAGTGTTTATAGTAATCTTCTCAGGGTATTGATAGAGTGATAGTATCTGTGCATCTGTTATGGCTATGTCGTAATAATAGACTTCACTTATAACACTATCAAAGAATAGGTCAGGAGTTGTTGCTGTTCGTCTTGCACCTAGACTCAATGGGAATGTAGTCATTGGATAGTCCATATTGAATGAGCCTACGTAATCAGCATCTATGTATACTTTTACAGCCACTCCAGTCCACTTTACAGCCACAAAATAACTTCTTCCACTAACCAAATCTCTTTGATCAGCAAATAGCGAGGAAGCTCCAATACGAGCGTAAATCTTACCATATACATCAATACCAATCATAAAGTTATTACCATCTGATTGACCAATAGCAAGTCTACTGTCACCTCCACCATAGGTGAATCGTACAATAAGTGTACCCTCTGTAGGATTTGGAACAATGCTTGTTGCTATGTATTGATTAGTTCCGTTAAATAACTTACCTTGTCCAGACTCAACTACAACATGGTTCTTATCTACCCCTAAGTCTTTAAGGTATCGATTGGTTGGATCTACTCCAGTACCTACAGGTAATAATGATCCATCATAGAATATAGATGAAGATGATGAAGACCCACCCTCAAATGGTGGAAATGTACAGCTCTCAGACACATTAGTATCTAGAGGAGGGAAAGCTATCATCACTTAATCCTTTTAATACTTGCATTAGCATAGGTAACATTCATAGTATTGGAAGCTGTTTCTTTACGAGCCTCTAATATTATATGAAGTGGTGTTGTACTAGTCGCCACATAAGGGAACACATATGACCCATCATAATAGTCTGTAACATCACTAAACTCATATACGGCTTCTTGCCATGTTATACCCCCATTAATAGAGAACCTAAAGAAGGCTGATTGGTTGGTTGAGTCGAATGTATATGCATAGCTGATAACAATTTCATAGGTAGCACCAACAATTTGAGGGACACTAACAATTTCAGCAGCCTTGGTATAAGTTGTAGGTACGTTTAGAATGTTTTTTCTAATATCAACCTGTGCCGCTATAATATCAAATAATTCCATAGTGTGTCCTTTATGGGGTGTAGGTGACTACTACACCCAAGTGATTTACTACTCCACCTATATATGTCACAGCATTAGCAGGTGGTGGAGGTACATTATGACCTGGAGGAGGGAACACTGTTCCTTCAACCTTAACTACTGGAGGAAAGTAAGTCATATCAGACTACTTGCCACACAGCCAGCATGCCTGTGCCTTGACCATCATAAACCTTAGCATATATGTTAATAGAAGCATCACTGTTGGATACTTCATTACCATTTGCCTTGATAAATGCACCTGTTATTGTTAATGGAGTAGTAGTACCTAGTGTGATGTACATTGACTCTCCTTGAACTTGTACAACACCTGCACCAGCCAAAACTAACTTAAACCCATCTGTATCCTGTACAGTTACTGTTGATACTGAAACACCCATCTTATTCTCCTTAATTATAGTCTAACTTTACGAGCTCTAACTGTTTTATCAACAGGTATCTCTTGTAGTGTTAGTAATACTGTAGAGTCATCTACCTTCTTAATAACCTTAAATGCCTTACCACTATTTAGAACCACCTCAGCTTCTGAAGGGTCTACTGATACACTAGATATGTCATGCCCATTAGCATTCTTGATAAAGATAGCTACTGGCTTCTTACCTACAACCTTACCTCTCTTAAACTTCATAGCCTCTCTAGCACTCTTAGAAGTACTTAGAACATTATCATTGCTTATAACCTCACCCTCTTTTATACCAGCCAGTTCCTCCTCAGTCATTCTAGTGCCTCTATGCACTGGACTATTGTGATAGTTGGTTGGTGCACTATTAAGGAAGTCTTTCATCTTCTTAGACGTAGCTAATCCATGAGAGTTACGACTATAATCCTGAATGGTACTCTTATGTTCAGTATAGCTTAAGTCTTTCATGTACTGCTTAAAGTCATCTAGTTCTATACCAGAGTCTTTAAGTGATTTAAGTAACCTCTTAGCTGTACCTGTAACACCTGATATAGCTCCATCTGTTAGTTCAGTTATAGTACCTAAGCTAGCATTGGCATGGTAATACTTCATAATGTCCTCTTTAGACACCTCGCCATCCCTAAGCTTCTGAGCTAAGAACTCACTAAATACCTTCTTCTTATCACCTGAGTGGAATTCTTCCATTAAGTTCTTACCAAAAATCTTATGGCCATTCTTCTCTCTTAATCCACGTTGGGCATCTCTTAACTTTTCTATATCTTCTTGACCCATCTTGGCCACTTCAGGCTTTGGCTTTACCATTTCTAATGGCTTATCTACCTTTGGCTCTTCAACCTTTGGCTTAACTGTTTGAGGTTTAGGTTGAACAACCTCAACGGGCTTTAGTAGGTCAGATGGCTTCTCAGGCACTATTACCTTACCATGATTAGTAGGGTCTATCTTCTTTAGTATGGTATTCATACCTTGTTTAGGCACACTAGGTAGTTCACTATTGGATAGTTTCTGCGATAACTCCTCATTAAGGTTTATCTCTTTACCGCTTTTAGCCTGTACAACTCTTTGGTCTCTCTTGGCTTGCTCAAGTGCCCTCTTAGCCTCTCTAACTCCTTCTCCAGCTTCTATGGAGTCATCTACTGCTACCTTTGCAAACTTAACTTTATTATCTGCTTCAGCCATAGCAAGCTTATGCTCTTTAGTAGATTTCTTAAGCTCATCTAGTTGAGACTTAAGCTTTGCTCTACGGGCTGAGATATCAGTTTGCTGTGAAACAGTTACTAAGTCCTCCACTATATCATCAACTTCTTTATCACTCATACTAGCAATAGACTGAAACTTTCTAAGGTCATCGGCTAATACCTTAGCATTAAGAGGTGTACCTTTCTCTAACTGATTAACAATAAAGTTTTGTACATTATATGTATCTCTACCTGAAGGTAACTTCTTAGCTACAAAGTTAATAATCCTAGCCACTGGGCTCATAGAAGGTAAGGCATTTGTACCTAGAAGACGACTAAGTGTAACTGTTAACTTTGTCTTTATAGCCCCTACAGCTATTTCTTCCATTTCTTCCCTAGGAGTCTTATTAGTATGCCTAATATCCTTTAATACTTTTTGCATAGCAAGATCGTTAGAGTCATACATATCAGCATACTTAGCAATACGCTTAATAAGTGGTGACTTAAGGTCAAACTTACCTTCAACATTACGCTCTTGGTTT